GATTATGTAACGGGCATGTATGCGGCCAAGCCAATCGCAAAGAAGATCTATAAAGTAGAGGGTGGAAAAACCTCTCTTGAATATGAAATAGAAGGAGATGATAGTTAATGGAACTGGTAACAGGACGGGCAGGGAGCCCGCACATAACGTCACAGCAGGACCGACAGAAGCATCAGGGAATCTGGGGCGATGGAGCATATATCCTTGCGACGGGAAATCAGCTCGAACCGCAGGCGCAGAGCTCAAATAAAATATTGATTAAGGATGGCGCTCTGATGTTTCAGGGTGCTATTTTTTCGGTCAAAGTCGGGACTACAGATGAAATCACAATCAATAATGGGAATCAAGGCATGCAAAGAAAGGATCTTGTCGTCGTCCGGTATACATATGATTCAGCGCAGCAGAAAGAATCCGCAGAATGGATTGTGATTCAAGGAGAACCAGCGGCAAGCAATCCTGTAGCACCGTCAAGTACGAGTGGAGATATACAGGAGGGAGATACTACTGTAGACTGCCCGTTTATGATCGTAAATCTGGATGGGATCAATGTCACGGGAGTGGATATTATACCGGAGGTCGCACCGGACATCCATACGCTAAATGCGGCTTTGTCCAATATTAGGTTTGAGGTCATCGAATCTACCAGGTATTATGTTAAAAAATACGAAAACGGCTGTTTTGAAGCATGGGCAAAAACAACTGTTATTGGTACCCATCTGAGTTTTACGCAAATTGGAACATCCGGAATATACTATGCGCGTGTCACAAATATAGGAATCGGAATCAGAGCGACGGAAGTGTACGATATTGAATATACACCTCAAAATAATGGAATAGTCTGGGGAGCGTCACCAAGTATGAATTCCAACATGTCTGCGATAGACGGATATGTCGTACAGTATGGAGCCGACAAAACACGCAACACGAATATTCGAGTTCATGTGACCGGCAAATGGAAATAATTACTGCTTGGTGTACCGTACGGCTACAAATCCAGCATATGTACTCCAGTTACTATGAGTTGTAATTACAACTTGCTGACCATTTGCAATAATCCGTGCTGCAATACTGTTTGCAACATTATTAGGGTCTACATACGGTAATGGATATGCGGCCCCTCCCGAGATAACCATACTGTATGTTGGATCTATCCAGAAATAATAGGCGTTGGTGATACCTGTATTTATAGTTTTGCTGGTATTGTTAGGCAACACACCTATATCGACAAGTCGCATATATACAGGTTTGCCACCAAATGTTTCGCCCGTTAAGATTTCGCCTGCGCCAATTGACATGTCATATGCGTTTATTTTATTCGACAAAGCCGCATTTAACGTATAGATTCAAAAAAGAAAGGATGATGAAAATGAAGATTATTTTTAACGATGCAACAGAAATCACCGTGCAGCAAGTAGAGTCTCACGGCAATTATCTGTGTGTCCTGACCATTGGGAATACTCCGGAGCAGCTTAAAGTGTTGTTCACTGACACGAGCCGCACATCGAAGATAATCGTGAAGGAGCGCGGCCAGACGGTCGCTACATACGAGGGATACACGGCGTTTTACAGGACGGAGATCTATACAGGTAAGATCTATGGCGTAGTAATGTACAAGCCGGAGAAAACGCCGGAGGTGCAGTCGTCTATGGTACAGGCGGCAGTCACTGTTGCGCAGATACAGGCACAAAGTCTGACGGATGAGCAGGCACTTACCGTGAAAGATATCTATCCTGTATGGGATGGGAATGGTGTGTCATATCAGAAAGACTTCTATTTGACACATAACGGAAAACTGTATAAGGTTCTGCAGGCACATACATCACAGTCGGACTGGGTGCCGGATGCGGCACCGTCACTCTTTGCAGAGGTGCTCCCGGGACAGGACGGTACTGGGATTGGAGCGTGGGCACAGCCGGGATCTACAAATCCGTATATGGCCGGAGACCGGGTGACACACAACGGCAAAACATATGAATCCTTAGCGGATAATAATGTATGGGAGCCCGGTGCGCAGGGATCAGAAGCACTGTGGAAGGAAATAGAAACGGAATAAGAAAGGCGGGTAGCATATGACAGAAATCAAAGAGGTGAAAGCAGAGAAAACCACAGTGAATGCTGGGGAGCGAATTCATATATCATTTGAATTTTGGTACGATCAGGACTATCCATATGATTACCCGCACGACTATCCAATTTCAAGCGAAAGAAAGTGAGGAAGAAACACATGAGTGATATTGTAAGGGCTTATGCCAAATACAAAGGGCAGCAGTACAATGCATCTTACAACTCCGGGACGCAGAAGTGGAGCGTGGACATCCCGTCCGGATCAGAATCATCTTACAGCCAGTCGAATCATACATACCCGATTGAGCTGCATGCATTCGACGCGGCGGGCAACGAGACGATCATGTACGCTACGGACGACACATACGGGGATCAACTGAAATTCCGTGTCCTTGAGAAAACGAAGCCGACTGCGACTATCAAGTCTCCGACGCAGGGCAGCGTGCTTGGAAGCGCGACGCAGGATATTGTCATGGAGCTTTCCGATGCCGGCGGATCTGGTCTCAACATGGCGTCCGTAATCTTCAAGGTCAACGGCGTTCAGGTAACACAGGGACTGTCTTGGAGCGATTCAGGTGGAAAGAAGACCTGCACGTATCATGCAACCAACCTGTCAGACGGTTCCAACAGTGTCAGCCTGCAGGTGTCCGATAATGACGGCAATGTTTCTGACGTTGCGACGGTATCCTTTGTGATCAGTACATCCGCGCCGACGCTAAACATTACGAGTCCTAAAGAAGGGCTGCTGACGAACAGCAAAAAGGTTACGGTATCAGGTACGGCGACGGCCGGGTCTGACGCGGTAACTCTCTCTAGGGTAACTATTAACGGAGAGGAAGTAGCAGTCGGTGAAGGCGGCGCATTCTCGAAAGAAATTACCCTTAATGAGGGCGCGAATACAATTTCTATTATCGCTGAGGACAGTATCGGGAAGACAACAAAGGTTGATAGGCATGTTACAGTCGATACCAAGGCACCGATCATCAGCGATGTCGAGGCAGAAGCGACCACAGTTGACGCCAACAGCACGATCCACCTGACCTTCAAGGTTGTGGATCCGGCAGAATGAAATGATCATCAGGGTATGGGGCATAGTGAACTCTATTGAGGTGGAGTTTACGCCCATCCCGGACCGTCCGGGGTACTGGGAGGGAACCGCCCCACGAATGCCGGGACTGCAGGAAATCGAGATCTGGGCGGAGAGTAGCACAGGAGCAAGAGGGCATTTACAATGCGAAGTGATGATCGAATATCATGCCCACACTGAGGCGCAACTGCTCCAGGATTGTACAGAGGCGGATTTGGTCGGACCGAAGCGGGAAGTCAGATTGCTGTTGCTGCCGTGGGTAGCACGGCTCGTCACTCTCCGGGAAACACAAGTCCTGCAGGAAAACTATAATGCGCGGCTGAAATGCTGCAGAAAGGCGGTGCGTCATGGATAGTGCTATATTTGAGCTTGGGGAAAAGAAATATGTATGCATCAGCGTCAGGAGTACATGCGGGAAGCCATTTGATGTGACTTCTGCGAAATACATCCTGAAAAACGGAGATGAGAAAGAAGCATCAGGAGAGTGCGAGATCAGCAAGCGAGATAATAAAGAGACAATCCTGTCTGCATTGATTCAGCCAATGATCAAGGGAGCGACGTACATATTGGAGTACACATACGAGATACCACCGGAGATTATCAAGCATGTTGTGAGGGTAATGGTGAAATAAGGCAGGTGATACATATGAGCATCAGAGACAGACCGTGAACCGGTCTTATTTTTATGCATAAATTATATGGAGGTATAGACCCGTGTATATAAGCATAGGGACAATTATTACGGTAGGCAGCCTGATTGGTGCGCTGGGAGTGATCGGAGGAGTGCTGATTGCAGCATATAAATTCTTAAAAAAGCCGGAAGAGCTCGAGAAGAAGATCCAAAAGATCCGAGCAACCCATGAAGAGGACATCCGGAAGATCAACGAAGAACAGTGCCTGATTACCTACGGGCTTCTCGCCTGCCTGAAAGGACTCAAGGAAAAGGGTTGCAACGGTCCTGTAACGGAAGCCATAAATAAGATTGAGAAGCACCTGAACAAACAGGCGCATGATATGGAGGAATGACTATGAACATGGAAGTGTTAATGCAGTACATGAGTTACATTTTGGCAGGAATTGGAGTGCTGGCTTTCTTGGTCAGCGTGATCGTGCAGGTAATCAAGGAGATGCCGGCGCTGAAAAAAGTGCAGACGAATGTTGTGGCACTGATCACATCACTGATCCTGACACCGGCAGCAGTAATCGTCTTGTGCACCTATTATCAGATAGTAATTGAGTGGTATTACATTTTTGCATCATTCATTGCCGCTTTTATAGTTTACCTGGTCAGTACAGGTGGTTGGGAACGTGTGGCAGAAATGTGGAATCGGAATACATATAAGAAAAAGTAGAATTGTACCGGTGCAAGAAAGGAGAATATCATGACAGAACAGACGGTAAAAGAAATTATTAAGAGTTTTGCCTACGGACTTTCAGCAAAGGAAATCTCAGACAATGAAGGAACATCGTTGGAAACAATGCAGAAATTTGCAGAGGAACACGCAGCGGAGATCGAGCAGAAGAAAGCAGAGCTGAAAGAAGGTGGTTGGTATGAGTAGACTTATCATTGACGTATCTTATCATAATGGAGTCATTAACTGGGAAAGAGTCAAGGCGTCAGGTTGTGCAGGAGCTATCCTTAGATGTGGGTATGGAGATGATATCACATCACAGGATGATAAGCAGTGGGTGAGAAACCTTGCTGAATGTGAAAGACTTGGAATTCCGGTGGGAGTATATCTGTACAGTTACGCAACTTGCGACAGACAGGCACAGAGCGAACTTGAGCATATCTTGAGATTGATTAAAGGTCATACATTCCGGTTGCCAATTTTCCTTGATGTTGAGGAACCAGGCACACAGGGATATGCACCTAAAGCGTGTGAGATCGTCTGTGAAGGACTTAAAGCAGCTGGATATACTCCGGGAATCTACGCATCCTTAAGCTGGTTCAACAACTATCTTGGCAGCGTTCGTGGAAAGTACGTTGAGTGGATGGCAAGATACAAGAATCTTCCGGAAGATACATACAAAGGTCAGTATGCTATTTGGCAGTACGCTTCTGATGGACAGGTAGATGGAGTCAGTGGAAGAGTAGATGTCAACCATTGCTACATGGAGTTCGGTGGCAGTGTTCATCCTGTTACACCTTCTGTTAAGCCGGCACCAGCTGAAAAGAAAGACTTAGGACAGGTCGATATCACATATCAGGCTTATACAACTAAGTGGTGGCCGGCAGTAACGAACAAAGCGGATTGGGCTGGAAAAGGTGATGATGTTCCGATTAAGTGGCTTGCTATCAAGGTAAGCAAAGGAAGTATTCGCTGTCGAGTATACACAAGAAAGAGCGGTTGGCTGCCATACCTTACATTCGGAAACAGCTATAACCTGAATGACAAGGTAAATGGAATCCTCGGAGACGGTTCAGAGATTCTCGCAGTTGAGCTGTATTACATTACACCGGAAGGATATAAGTACAAGATGGTTCACTACAGAGTTTCTGTACAGAATAACAAGAACTTCTACGCAGATCAGGTCGATATACTGAAAGCAAGTGGCATGGACGGATTTGCCGGAGATAAGAAGAGGTTTGTTGATAAGTTTCAGGCATGGGTTGAGTAAAAAGATGCCCCGGAGCATTTGGCTCTGGGGCGTAAATATTGTATCATGTTAGGGGCAAAAAAGGGGCAGAATATTGTACTTTGATATACGGTTTCAGAGTTGAAAACGTCTTAAAATACGTTATTTCACATTAGTTTGTACCTATTTATATGCATTGAGTAGCCGGCCAGCGGCATCGAACTTAATCTCTGAATATCTTACAAATTCAATGTTTGCAAGATATCCAGAGATTTTTTATATATTAGGAAAGTGCTTTCCTAATATATAAAAAACGCTCCGCTAAGGATGCGCACTGCGACGTACAATGTAGATGTCGCAAGCGGTCTACGTTTCCACTTCGGTCCTTGCTAAACAAGCGCCACTGGCGCTTAGCAACGCCGCAGGCGCAAGAATGTGCAATGCACATTCTTTGTTCTTTGTAATTTCACTTTTTTCCACGACCAACAAGATAATCAATTGAGACTGTATAATAATCAGCAAGTTTGATGAAGACATCAATAGGAACATTGATTTTTCCAAGTTCATATTTAGAATATGTAGTCTGTTTGATGTTGAGATATGCAGCAACTTCTTTCTGCGTTTTATCATTATCTTCTCGCAAATTTCGTATGTTTTCGAATTTCATAATCCCATCCTCGTACCTTAAAGCCGGTGTGCGAACTTAACCGGAAACAAGCTATTGTTCACAGTATCCAGTGAACAATAATCTGATATCTTTTGTATTTTTGGATTATTATATAAAAGTCCTGACACGACTATTGAAATATAGTCGTACTACGACTATAATTGATAAAAACATGAAAAATGTGCGAGAAATGAGACAGCATAAGAACTGAGGGGGATGGGAGAAAGTGATGAATAAAGAAAAAATAGATGATATGGATTATTATGAAAAGTATCTGTTGAATGCAACGAAAGAAGAAAGAGATTGCTATATAAAAGAACATCCCGATTTCATGAACGAATATCCGGTATCGTATGAACATCGGGAACTGCTTCAGGATAAGATTTATCGCGGATTGATGCGTAAAATCCGCGATTATGAAAAAAGTAAACAGGAGTGGAGATGTTAATCAAGCTCTCTTAAAATGTTTTTTAATTCTGAAAAAGAATGTATCGTCGGATAATCTTCCTTAACATCT